GTAATTATAGCACGGGCGGATCCGGCTGTACACTCTTTTTGCGAAAGAAGCCAGCGTGAAGGTCCCTGATCGCCTGCACCTCAGCTTCACGGTAGCCGGGCGCGTAGTCAGGGTACAGGAAGTTGACAGCTTGACGGCCGTTCACCTTCGGAAAGACCTTGAAGTCGTGCGTCGCGTTGTACAGATCAAGGTAGCTCTGTATTTCATCTGGTGAAAGGTCAGGAATGTCGGGGCTCGTGTTGATGATTTTCATTCCATAACCTGTGTTGTTGATGATCATCAGTTCTGCCCGATCAGATCGTCATGCAGGAAGCCGAGGTCCTCACCGAAGTGGGACACCATGCGGTCCCGCTCGCTGTACGTCTCGAAGCGGAGAGCCCAACTCCAGTCGTCATTTCCCTTGAAGAAGGCGATCGCTGGCTTGGACGAGTTGACCATGAAGGACTCGGTCCGATCCTGCACGAACTTCTTCTGCCACTTGTCGCCGTCGAGCCAGAAGTCGGTCTGCTGGTCGTTGAAGAAGACAGGTAGAACCCAGCACTCGACGCCATCCACCTTCGCCTTCGAGCAGATGTTCACGAAGGCGTTGTGAGGGGGCTTGTCCCACGTTTTCCAGTCGGGCTCCGCGTCTGGTATGGTGATCGTGATGAAACCGGCCAGCTTGAAGTCCTTGCGGAAGGTCTTGAAGTAGTCGCTGATCTCGACTCGACGAGGGTCAATGAGCATGTTACGCACGTGTCACCCATCCAAAAGAGAGCATGTACATCGATTCGTTCGACCACATCATGTCAACCGTGGTCAAGCTGTGGCTGTAGATGTCCGGCCGAAAGTAGACGATGCGTCCACCAAGCCAGGACTTGTACGGGCCAGAGCAGCGGAAGCGACCCGTACCAATGCACGGCGACTTCACCGTGATGTTGAGGCGATGGTGCTTGAGACCGCTGCTGACTGGGTCCACGTGACATGGTATCGAGGACTTGTCAGGGAACTTCAGCAGGTAGAAGTCGAACGTCTTCCCCAACAGGAGCGGCAGCTTGCTGTACTCGGCCTCTTGGCGACCGTGGATCCATTTCCAGAGTTTCATGGTATGCAGAGAATGCTGCGTCCGCAGAAGTTACCTTCAGCCGAAAATTCTTCGACTTCGTAGAGGAGGTCGTAGCGTTCTTCACACCGTCGGCAGCAGGCACTGTAGACGATTCCCCTGTGCTCGTCATAGTGCCAGCCGAGGTCGGCGTAGCCGTCATTGAACAGCTCGCACTTCGCGTCCGCCTCAGCTTCGGCTGTGTCGAACTGCTTGATCAGACGGCTCAGAGACGTCATACCGGAAACCAGAACAGCTTCATGGTCCGTGGACGAACAGCGCGCAGCTTCTCGGACACGGCAGCCGAGCTGCGACCGAACGACCAGGCCACGAACGACATGTCGTCGTACGAGAACTTCTGGCCCTGCTTCATGTCGACGATGTCGTTGATCATGTCAACCACGTCATCGAGCTCTGCTTCGGTCCACTTGGCACCGCCACGAGGAGTCGGTGCGTACTTGGCCCATTCGCCGCCGTCGAGGCAGCAGTCGCGCTGGCGCTCCTTGTCGGCCGCCTTCATCCGCTTGGTGATGGCGATCGCGATTTCCTTGTCTTGGCTGTAGCTCATACGATGTGGAACTCGTTGATGACGTTGAAGATGGCGGACGGCAGCTGCGAACCGAGGAGACCGTGCGTGAGCGACTTGACCGTGTCAATCTCGAAGACCTGCACGGTGTACGTGTCCTCGACGTCCTTCATGTCGTAGTTGGCTTCGAGCCAGACAGAGATGGCAAGCTCGCCCAGCTGGAGGAAGTCGACGAACTCGAACGTCGAAGTCCAGCCCAGGTAGTCAACGAACTCGTCGCCGTCGGTGATCTCGGGAAAGTTCGTCATGCCGAGGTGGGTCTGCGGGTCACCTTCCTCGTTCAACACGACGTACGTGCCGAGGTCCTTGTCCTGGATGAACTTCATTCCTTGATCTCCTTCTCGGCGTCGCGCTTGTTCCGGGCGCGTTCGATGTGGCGATCCTTGCGCTTCAGCGATGCGACCTGCTTGCGGCGGTTGCCGTAGCGCTCGCCTCGTTCCTGCTGCCACTGCGGGCGAAGTTCGGGAGTCATGCGGTGTTCAGGGTCGCGCCCTGCTCCTTGGTGATTTCACGTTCACGACGGTGGGCTTCCGCCTTACCGCGAATGGTTTCGAGCACCTCGACCACGAAGGCCTCAGCACCGTGCTGGCGAATGGCCTTGCACAGGGTCCAGTCCTTGTTCTGCGTGAGGGCGCGAGTGACGTGCCGTTGCCAACGACCGGCGACCGCCTTCTTCGGGGTCATGCCCGAACAAACGGTCATGCCGATGTAGAGCTCACCGGTGAGGAGACACGTCAAGCGGTAGATCGCGTGACTGCGATCCGACCGCTTCTTTCGCTTTTGCTTGATGGTGTCCATGAGTCATTATAACAACGACCCATGGAGATGTACACCTTACTGCGTAGGTGGCTTGCGGTTGTCGTTCGCAGCAGGCTTCTTTGGAGTGGGAGCTTCAGCTTGAGGAGCGGCCTTGCCAATCACCTCAGCGATGTCTCGAAGTTCGGCCGTCATGTACGGGAACAGGAGGTTGAGCGCCTGAGTGGCGTCACCTGCGCGGTACTCACGCGTAGCTTTGATCTTACGTGACAGCAGGTCAACGAAGTCGCCTGTGTTGAGCTCACCCTTGTCGTTCACCGTGATGAGGCGCTTGAAGAAGTCGGCTTCCTTGCGAACGAACTGAGCGAGCTGACGTGGTGGCTGACGGAACTGGTACTTGCGACCTTGACGAACGTATGCGTCAGCCTGGGCGGTCTTGATCTTTCCACTCGCAACCAGTGCTGAGTTCAGCTTCGTGGTCAGACCGTCGATGTCATCAGCCAACTTGCTGAAGACCGCCTTGGCACTTGCCAAGTCATCAGCGCTCTTGATGACCTTGTTGAAGTCATCAGTCTGGCTGTAGAACGGGAACTGAGTGAAGAACTTGCCGAGGTAGTCACGTGTGAAGTCAACGACTGCATTTGACGCGGCCTTCTTCTGAGCCGAGTTCTGCTTCTCAATCGCATCGTACTTCTTGTCGATGGCCGCGCGGCGGGCACGACCATCCGCGATGCCCGCCTTGATCGTGTCGATGATTCCAGCTTCCTGGAGCTCGACCATTTCCTTGAGTACCTTGAAGGACATTATTGACCTGCGTCGTCGCCCGTGCTATCATCGGACGTGTCGTCCATTGACCCCTTTGCAGGTTGACCAGACTTGCCGACCGGTGAACCTGAACCAGATGCACGATCGAACTCACGGTCGATGTCAGTGAGGGCGTCTTCAAGAGACGTGATGGCAGCGATTGCGTCCTTGGCTGGGCCTTCAGTCGAAGAGTCGTTCTGACGATCGAAGGTCTGCATGTAGTCGATCCACTTCGGGTTCTTCATGACCTTCTTCATCTTGGTGATCTGCGTGAGAAGGTCGTAGAACTCATCCGAAAACTCGCTCTGGTCGCCGTACTGACGGGCTTCTTGGAAGAAGCCATTGCCTGGACGGCTTTCGTTCAGGCTGACGAGTTCTTTGAGGTGGGTAAAAGCCATTGGGTGTTCTCCGTTATGTGGGGTATTTATTGGCCCGGGCAAGAGAAAGGGCTCCACGAGGGAGCCCTTTACTTGGTGCTATCTAGCCACTAATGCTATAATTCGTGGCGCGCTCTCAGCGAGAGCCTCCATTTGGCCAGCTCACTTCTTGCCCTTGTAAGCAGCTGCTGCGGCTTCGACCTTGGCGAGGGAACCCTTGCCCTTTGCAGGAGCGGCCTTGCCCTTGCCGACGGCAACAGGTGGCTCAGCCTTGACCTTGACTCGCTTGGCGTCTGGCGCACCGAGAGCGGCTGCCTTGCCGTTCTTCTTCTCGCCAGCGGCTACGCGCGGGTCTTCGTTGTCGGTGAGAGCCTTGGCCTTGTGGCGCCGTGCTTCGTCGAGGTCAGCCTTGGCACCCTTCGTGGATGGGCGCTCTGCGTCTGCAACCTTCTTTGCACGAGGTGCACCGAAGCGCTTCGCGTCGTCGTCCTTGTCACCATCGTCGTCCATGTCGACTGGCTTCTTCTTGTGGCGCTTGGCTTCTGCGAGGGCTTGCAGCTTCTTGAGTTCGAATTCCATCTGTGTCTCCTTAGGATTGGAGACCTATTTATTGGAGTGGGCAGACCTCTGCATGAAGTTTGTTCACGTTCTTCATCGTGCGCTCCCAGATCTGTGAGACGTAGGAGTGGTTTGCAGGGAGTGGGAACGTGACTTGATCTTCGGCCTGCACCTGAGCGATCGGCGCCAAAAACTGGTTGAGGTCAGCCTTTGGCCAGGCCTTGTGCTCAAAGTCAAAGATGGCCGTTTCACCAGTGACCGTGTCGATCAGGATCTTGGTGAACTTCTCAGGCACGACCTCACCTGCTGGAATGTGCTGGCTCGTGGGGCCGTACTGGGCCGAGATGTAGATCTGAATCGGATGGCCGCGCGTGACCGCCCAGCCGCGAGTCGAGTCCTCGAGCTTCTTCCAGACGCCACGATTGAACTGAGCG